TTCTATTTGTTCTACTGTCATTTTATTGACTTGTTTTATTATATTCATCTTACTACTATTTAGTAATGTTTCGTATATTAAATTTAGGTCTGAGTTGTAAAAGCTATGCTGGTCGTAAGTGTTATAGCTATGTATAATACTGGCGTGTGTTGTATTAAAGCCGTTCTTTGAGTATTCTCTTACTATATCAGTCCACCTAAGACCCATTACATCTATAAGATACCTATTAGCTACGCTTCGCATTTCTATAACGCTTCTACGTCTGCTTTGTTCTAATATGTTTACGTCTGTTAATTCTTTTATCGTTTCTGCTATTGTTTCTATTTTCATTATTCTGTTTTATTAAATTCAGCGTGTTCTAGACATTCGCTACATAAATCTGTTTCATTCCATTGGGCTGCATTACAGCAATCGCTTTCTAAACTCATATCTTGTTGTCTATTGTTTCTATTAAGTGTCTTAGTTCGCTTCGTTCCCATTCTCCTAGCTTAACGCCATTGATTACGAATTTATAATAGTCCTTTCTTTCTGTTGATTTTAATTCTATATTTATATACATTTATTTTATTTTTACTGTTTATATGTTAATTCCCTATTCAAAATTAACACGTTGTAACACGTGCTAATCATATACAAGTACGGCGTATAGCTTAGAGTTGTAAACAATTAAAAATATAATTACTTTTTATTATATCCTTCGTTTAATTGTACTCTTTGTTCTTTTGTTGTCTTTGGTATTTTTAACAGTTCGCTATCGCTTTTACAACTATGCGTATAATTAATAGCTTCTAATAGCTTTTTAAAATACTCTGGCTTTAATAATACTTGATTTTCGTCATCACCAATACAGAGCCAACCATCTTCAACATCTACCCAAGTGTCATTAAATTTTAATTTTACATTTTTCATTTCTATTATCTTTAGTTTAATTCCACGCTACTAATCATACTCTTTTAAGTTGTGCATAATACTAAAAATTAAACACATCATTTTCTTTTATTCTTTTTATAGTTTCATCTATTTCTCCACTATCATCATCTTCAATAGGGTCAAAGGATGTTATAAATTTAGCACCTCTAAATATATTACTTTGTCTATAAATATTATACCCTTTACTTTCAAGCCATTTGTAAAATTCATTCCAATCTTCCATAATTTTTTTAATTAAAGCTGTTTGTGTTTCTTTTATTTCGTCACTAAAGCGGATTTGCTGACGAAATCTAGTTTAGTGAATTCTGCAGTTTGTGTTTCTTTTATTTCGTCTTTGTTTTCAAAGTAGTTATCGACTAAAGCGTCAATCATTACCAGTTCGTCAATAGAAGCAGTTTTAATCTTGTGTATTAAACCGTCTATTTTGTTTAGTACGTTTGTACACATTTCAGGGTTATTGTTGTATATGATGTTAAACCCTTGTTGGTATTCAGCTTCTAATATCTTTGACGTTTTATTAACTTGGTGCTTTACGTTTTGTTTAAAGCCTTTACTTCCTTGTAGCTCATCGTTAGCCTCTAGTAGTAATTGACTTATTAGCACGCTCTTTAAATAGTTTAAGTGTCTATTGTTTATTGGCCCACTTGTTTCATCTTGTACGCCTCTTATATCTTCTTGGTGTTCTAGTTCTTTTTGTTCCATATCTTCGTAGTATTTTATTTGTTGTTTTCTATCCATTGTTGTTGTTGTTCTCTTAAGTATTCTATCTCACGTCTTAAATAGTCGGCTGCTTTCTCTAAGTCTTTTAGCTCATCGTCTTTCTTGCCGCTTCGACAAATATACTTAATTATATTACCCTTGTTAAATGATAATTGATAATCTTTGATAAAGTCTATAACGTCATAGCCTTTGCCGTTCTCGTAATGTAAATAGGTTGCTCTCATAATTTTTTAATTTCTAGGTGTTTTATATCATTATATTTAAATTTAACTAAAATATCTTTTTTACCCCATTTCTTTCTAGTGTAAAATTTATTATAATCTTTTTTGTTTTCTGTATATTCTTTTGTGTTTTCGTTTATGTAATTTAAAAGGTCTGTTCTTTTATAGATACTAAAACAATTTAACTCCATAATAAACATAGCAATGTAATAAGCTGAACCCCTTAACCAACCTTTATTACCATTTACATTTGTAACCTCTAGCCATATAGTTTCTAAGTGCCTATTGCCTTTTACATCAACCCCATAACCGTTTACATAACAATCAATATGTTTATACCAGTCATCTTCTTTACTTGCAGCTTTATAATCTAAGCCAATATACAATGATTTCTCTTTAAATAAACTCTCGTAATAATCACCATCAAATTTGCATTGACTATACCTACTATATTTAACTTTTAAATTCATAATAATGTGAATAGGTTTATATTATTTTATTCTGTTCTTAATTTTAGTAAGTGATAACACTCAGCATACTTCTGACGAGCTTTACCTTTATACTTCTCTTGAAATAATTCCAGCATCTTTCTTGTGTATTGGTATTTAGTATTACAGTCAGCTAGATATTTTTCAGCAAACTTTTTACCTTTGCCTTTAAAGTAATTTACATTGTCGGCTGTATCACCGATTATCATTTGCTCATAGAAGTTATATAAAGCCTCATCTTCGCTTATATCCAACACTACCTTATGTTTGTAGTGATAATTATAAATAAGGCAAGGGAACTGCTTATAATCCTTGTCTATGCTTACTATCATAACATTGTCCCTCCCTACTTCGTTTGATAGGTTGTACCAATATCTAGCAACAATATCGTCTGTCTCTATACCATAACCCCAAACACTGTTGTATTCGTCTTTTACGAATTGGTGCATTTCATTTAGTAATGGTGGAATGTTCTCAACCTTTCTATTTGCTTTATATACTGGAGTAATTAGCTTTCTGAAGTTTCCCTTTGAACCGCTGAAAGTTATAACCCTTTCAACTGGATACATATCTTCTAGCTTGTTTACAATGCTCATAAACTGCTCGTCAAACTTAGCTTTGCAATCTTCTATATCAGTGTAAAATCTTTCATCGTCTTTATGCTCTCGTTTCTTATAACAAGAAGCAAATATTAAACTGTCTGCATCTACTAGTAGTATCATTCTGTATCGTAGTTATAACAAGACCTTGAACAATAAGTATCCCCGTTGGTTTGTGTGCCACAAGTTCGGCATTCTGTTAGCTCGTCTGGTTCGTCTATCCAGCTGTCAAAATAATTCATATCTCGTATTGTTTTAATTTGTTTTGTAATACTGTTATTTGTTCTTGCAGTTGTGTTATAGTGCTATTCTTATCAGCTCTAATCATTCCTACTCGTTTAACCAGTACATCGTTTTCCATATTTAATTGATTAACGTACTGCCCTATCTCATTCATACCTTTAACAAAATTCCTTAGTTCTTTGTTGGCTGGCTTTTTATCCCTCCATTTTATTACTGTTTCAGCAATATGATTAAACCAAAGGTTGTATGATTGTTTCTGAAGTAAAGTCATTATACTGAGATACCTATTATAAACCCTAAAGTAATTAAGCAGAAAGATAAAGCTATTACTAAAAGAACATCTAATCTAGTTTGTGCTTGTTCTTCTAATTTTTCTAATTCCTTCTTAGTGTAAACTTCAATACGTTTACCCTTAACGTCAATGTGCAATCCTGTTTTTGTCTTTTTCATAATATTTGTTTTATTAATATACCGCAATGTAAAACTAATTATACTTATAAACAAATTATAAACAAAGTATTTTACTCTTTAACCTTAAAATAACTATCCCATATCCCTAGCTCAGTGTCTTTTTCGTTTATGTTTATTATAGCCGCGTCGCTTTCTTTTAGCAAATAACAAGGCTTTGATACTTTCTTTTTAGTCCATAGCGTTGTATCTGGGCAGTACATATTTTTAGTTTCTAATTCCTTTAAGTTGTTTAGCCAAAACATATAGTTTCCTTTAGGGTCGTTTACTAAATACAGTGCAACCTTATTAGTGCCTATTAGCTTATCGTATTTAAACTTCTCTATTATTTTTGTGTCGTAGTATTTGTTCCTGAATTTCATTTCTATAACGCAATCTTGTCCCTTTGGAGTTTTACCTACAGCGTCCCAGCTTTCATTGCCTTCGCCTGAATGTTTTAAGTCCCAGCCGTCTAGGTTTAATAAAGTAACAACTGCCTTCTCCCAGTTATGTATTTGCTTAATCATATTTTATTGTATATTCTGTCGATATCAGCTATCCACATTTTTATTTCTTTTGGTCTGCAGCTGCAAGGTTCATAATATTTATGGTTGTAGTATCTAGCGTGAAGCGTGCATAACAGCTTATATTCTTCTCTTGGTAGTTTAGTAGTTACAACCGCTTTAAAACCTTCCCAAGCTTCTCTGTCTTCTATTCTCATAAGTCTAAATTTATATCGTTCCACTCATCGCGTCTTTTATCGCAACCGCATTTGTCACCCCAAATCTTTTTTACTACCCAATGTATGCCAGTGTAGTAAGTTATATAATAAACTAAGTCCCCTAATCTCATAATTTTTCTTTTATATATTTTTTTGCGTTTATATATGTGTTGTAAAGTGAGAAATAACTAATATTAGTTTCCCTACTTAATGATGCTACACTTTTACCAGAAGCGCACAGCTCAAATATTTTGCGGTCATACCAATACATTTCATTTAGTATCTTATCTACTTGCTCTTTACGTAATGCATATTCAACCTCGTCTATACCTATTGTTTCAGCTTGTTTAAGCTCGTCTATATCTTCTAAATATATTTTAATTTGCTTAGCTTCTTTTTTATATATATTACAATAAATACCTCTTAGAACTTTATAGCAATAGTAATGGTTTATGTCTCCATTGTACGACAAATCCAACCCCTTCACAATATCGTTATGAAGCTGGATATACATTTCTTGTACTATATCTTCAGCACTACTAGGGTTACAGCCAAAGGACTTGGTTATATTAATCCAGTCTTTGTGTTTTTTGTATGCTAGCTCTAAAAGTGTTTTACTCATAAGGTTGTTTTAGTTAATGTTCTAGGTGCAAAATATCTTAAAGGGTCATATATTTCACCAACTACAAATGGAAGTCCGAACTCGTTTATACTAAAGCTGAATGTTTCAAAGGCGTAACCCCTACTTCTTTTACAGCTTACAGTAACCCAATCTTTATTTGTTGTATTTAATTCTAATTGTATTTGTGTTTCTGTCTTTTTTTCTAAGAAGCTGCCCAAGTGTCCCGTTGGTTTATCTGTTCCAAAGTTGCTATGTATTACTGTGATTATATGACAGTCGTATTTAGCGCTTAATTGCATTATCTTTTGTACACATAAATTACTTTCTTCTAGGTTGTTTACATCACTTACTAGGTCAGCGACGCCGTCAATGACAACTAATCCGTTTTTGCCTTTGTTTTGTTCTAAACAGTATTCAATAAATTTTAAACGTTCTTTATAACCTACAGTTCTTAAAGCAAAGGTTTTATAACAGCCTACTTCTTTCGTTACGCTCATATCTTGAACCCTTTTAAAAACCCTTTGGGCGTGCCAATGGCCTTGCTCAGTGTCAAAGTGCATCAGGCAGCGACCTTCTCTATGTCCTCTAATTTTACCGCCAAAGTTGTTTCCACCGCTTAAATATACTGAAGCTAGCAAACTAACAAAAAATGTTTTCTTGCTCTTAGGTGGCGCTTGTATGAAGCTGAAATTACCATACGTTCCAATCGGAATAGGGAACTTTATTTCACCGCCTTTTGATTGTATTGTACTTTCACCCAAACTTAATGCTGTTGGAGGGTAATCCATAACCTCTGAAGTGTCTATTGTACACTCCTCAGCTATTAGCTCCATTAACATATTATTAGTTGTATCTTCTTCTGTCATCTTCTTTTGTTTTGTTTTTGTTTTGTAAAGGTAATAAAAAAGGCGGTTGTTACACCGCCCTTAAGTTTAAAATGGTAAATCAGAAGTTTCTGCTTCTTGCGTAACCGCTTCAGCTTGCACTTCTTTCTCAGCGTTTTCAATAGTTCCGTTATTCCAAACTACCTTACCGTTGCCTAAGTAAGACTTTTGTTTCTTAGCCTCGCGTTCTTCTTGTGTTTGGCT